ATTATTATGAATACTTCCTTTTGTTGGTGTATCTTAGGATTCACAAAAAATATCTCCATGTTTTCTAAGAAAAACATTTGAGAGTCCATGTATTCAATCAAGAGACTTAGGAAAACAAAATTAGCGTTTCTAAAGATCTCAACAGTTTCAGAATTAGTATCCTCATAGATCTTCTTTAGGTCTTCCTTGATCTTAACTATCCTTTCTTCCTTCCAGATAGGATTCATCTTAAAATCAAAAAGGTTTCCTTCTACTGCTAATGTGTTTAGGTTTAAGCTATGGAATAAGACCTCATAAAAGTAAGAAAGAGTTCCTTCTTCCAAGTCCTTTCTGTATTTTTGAGCAGCTGCTAACAGGACATAACTGAAGTATTCAGCGTCCAGGTGAGCTCCTCTAACCAACCATAAGGAATCCAGTATTTCTTTTCTTTTAGTCATCTTACATAGTTATTTATTTGTACTAAGAAAAAGGTATCAGTTTATCTGTGCTTTCTAAAATAAATAAAATAAAGCATTAAAGCGCAAATGGTGCAAACTACCGTAAAGCTTCAAATAGATCCAAACAGCAACTCCTTGACCTTTAGTAAGAACTTTAGGATATTTTCTACCAATGATCCGGTAAAGGGAATAGTTGAGTTTACTGAATTCATCGAAGATCTCATCTTCGGGTCCCCTGGCGCGATTGATTTAACTAACCTAATTAGAAAGATTCGCTACTCTAGAAATAAGCTAGATTGGTCTCTCTGGTATGAGGTCGAGCCTGGAAACATAGGCGATGCCGCTAACATGATACTTGATGCGACTGATCCCTTCTTCTTTGAGGTCAAGTACGAATACGATGACGGTACAACAAATGAGATGCCTACCATAATCCAGGTAAACGAGATAAAACTAAGGTTTAAGGCTGCTCCAGGAACGGTTAACGTTTTTGCGCCTGGTGTCAAGTGTTCTAATGAGACATACAACTCAATAATAGCTAATCGTGATCCTAGTTTTAGACCATACGAAGTAGACAGTGCAATCAACATGTTTAAGGATCTTTCGTTTTTCACGAATCAGATATATGGACATCAAGTAGTATACTTTAGGACCCTACCTGAATCGGATAGCGGTGACTATGTCTTTAAAGAGTGGACCCTATACAAGAATGTCGATCGTAAGTGTGTTAAGGTAGTCGTTCCCGATAATAAGTTTCCTGAAAACACTCCAAAATACACTGAGTTTGGTCTAGACTTTCAGATGCCGTTTGAGGTTCACATCGACCACCGTTACTTTCAATCCATATTTGGAGCCTGCTCTGAGCCAAGAAAAAGAGACTTTCTCTATTTTCCTTTAGTGAATCGTATGTATGAGATTCAAGGTTCTTACTTGAGCCGTGGTTTCATGATGGAACCTATATTTTGGAAGGTTCAACTTAAAAAGTTCAGTCCAAACATCGATATGCTTCTTACCGATGCTTCAAGAAGCTTCTTAGACAACGTGATAGTTAATGCTGAACAGCTCTTTGGTGCAGAAGTAGAAAAGGACATAAAGGACAGCACCATGCCAGAACAATACAAGAAGATCACAACAACATTCGACTCTTCTAGAAAAGCAATCCATCCTGACGTGATACAAAGACCGTTAAAATACACATTTAATTTTGCGCCTCTAATTGAAAACTATTATGACTTAGGCGGAGTCCCTGCTACTGAGATAGTTGCTGAGCTTCTTTCTGAGTCTCCAGTTCTTTCAACGACTCAATCCATTGAAACCTTACCTAACTTAGACAGCCACACTAACCCTCCTAACGAAGTCATAATAGCTTATCAAGACAGTCAGCTCTATGCTACTTGGAGAAACAATGGTCTCTTGACTAATGACAAGAACGTAAAGGCTTCTAGCTTTAGATACTGTCGAGTTAGAGGACCATTTGATCCTATTGAAAACCACCAAGGTACTTCTACCGAAGGCCGATATATCAGGATAGAAGCATACAGAGACCTAAGCTTTAAAGATCAAAGAGACGTGTTGACGGATACTGTTGCTGGAAAGACTACTGCTACCTTTAAGGTTAGAGAACCCGCAATAGTTTACACCGCTACTCCAACCTTTAATAACACTACAGATAGAAACCTGACCTTTACGTGCTTGTTTAACGTACCTAGCTCAGGCGGACCAATCAACTTCATAGACGGCTTCGATAGCGAAAGCCAGTCTGGAATACAGATAACTGGTAGCTTTACTCGATACGTAAGCACTGAGCCTCAAGGCGTGTTAGCAATATCAGTCAAAGTAAACTCTCAAGTGAAGAACTATTCGATCGCTAATTTCGTTAGCGCACAATGGCACGCGATGGTGATCTCAATATCCAATGAGTTTTTACAGTGTGGTGCATACGTTTATAAGATAGTCGAAGATCCTAGTGACATCATAAACCATAACGACTTCTTGCCTATATTACAAAGCACTTCTTCTTTCACCTTGACAGAGTTTGACATAGACCAAAACTATATCTTACCTAATTCTAACCTATGGATCACCAACATTAGAGTCTTTAACACCATGTTAAGAGAAGAAGAACACGACTTCATATTAAGCCAACAGTTCCTTAAGGACGAGTCACTATTGACCCTAATTGACAACTGTAGAGTTCAAACGAACCTACCTTACATCGCCAAAAACAGATAACGATAAAGATGCAAAGAAGCAACAACGAAAACATAAGAAACAACAACACTCAAGACGTGTTCTTGCGAAATGCAACCCTTTCCTTATTGGACCTACTCAATCGAGAGATAGTGATTTACCAAAAGAGAGGAGATCAGGTAGAAGAGCATTCTGTTCCGATCTTCTATAATTTTGGAGGAGATGAAGGGTTCATGAAAGACTTCTTTCTAGAGCTTCCTACTGACTGTAACTATCCAAACTTTGCAGAGGGTAATTATGAACAGATGCCTAGGGGAGTGATAACTCTAGACTCCTTTCAAATCAAGACTGGAGACCTGACTAATAAGTTCGTTAGGGGTAGTTTCAATCAAGAGACCAGAGACGAAAACGATCAAAAGCAAATCAAGGCATATTCATCAAGGCTTTTCGTCTTACCTATGAGCTTGACCTATTCTATGAAGATTGAGAGCGATAACATCAATAAGACCTTCAAGATAATAGAAAGGATCTTTGATTTCTATTACAAGAATCAAGTGAGATACTTTCAGTTTAGAGGAACCAGAATACCGATGCAAGTAACCTTTCCTGAGACCGCACAGTTTCAAAAGAGTTACAACTTCACCTATTCAGACACCAATGTGGTCACCACCTCATTATCCCTTGCAGTTGAGACCTATTTTCCTAGCTTTGACGATCACTCTACCTTCTATAAGGGTAACAGAATAGATCAGTTTAACCTAAGGCAGGGACAAGCTCAGACTGGCTCAGCTCTTTCTGATTCTTGGGTAGACATTGACTTCCCTCCAAGCGAATAAATAAACATATATGGAAACTAGAATAGCAAGCTTTACGGAATATTTAGTTGAACAGGAAGTCTTTTCTGATTCAATGAAGTATCACGTGGCTAATAACTTATCCATACTTGAATCGATATATCGTCCGGGTAGTACTTCTCATCTAGACCTTTTGTGTGAAGCTCGGCTTGCATTTGATTCTGGAAAGCTAAGGTTTTCAGGAATAGATCACAAGCTACTTAACGAGACTGATCTTGGAAGAGTCGGTTACTATCGAGGAAAAAAGGTTGTCCTAGACTTTCCAATTGAAGATCTAGAACTAAACGAAGAAAAGACTCCTCGTCTAAACTATCCTAAGCGTGGAGGAGGAACTAAGAAGTATCACGTTTACGTTAGGAATCCCAAGACAGGTCGAATAATGAAGATTGCGTTTGGAGACGTTAAGGGCGGATTAACTGCTAAGGTCTCAAACCCTAAAGCTAGAAAGTCATTTGCGGCTAGACACAATTGTGCAGATAAAAAGGACAGGACCAAGGCTGGTTACTGGGCATGTAGAATAAACAGATACGCTCACCTTTGGGGCGGTAAAACTTATCCTGGATATTGGTGATGATTTATCAAGACCTTGAAATAGAAGAAGACACTGTGATTCGAACGTTTGACGAATCAGTTGATCCAATTGAGTTGAAGTGGCATAGGGATGATGAGAGTAGAACGATAGTATCGATAAGTCCTAGCGATTGGAAAATACAATTGGAAAATAGGTTACCCATGGACATCACCACTCCGATATTCATTGAAAGAGGAGAATGGCACAGGTTAATCAAAGGAACTGGGAAACTAGTGGTAAAAATAATAAAGAGCTATGAATAAAGCAAACAAGTCATTTACTGATTTTGCAGAGACCAGAAAGGCAGGAGCCCAAAAGATAGTCGACACGGCTAAAGAAAAAGGCGGCCTAGCTCTTCTTACGTGGCACCATTTCAAGGTTAAGCTTCCTTATTACAAAAAGGCAGAGGCTGGAAAATTCGATCTTCGTGAAGCTGAGAAAGAGTTCAAGGAAACTTACAAAAAGATCTCATCTTCAATGTCTCAAATAGATTTCCAAACTGAGGTCGGTCGACTTGAGGTTCTTGGAGAGCTAATAATCAAAGAAAAAACAAACGGTTCACGCAAGATCAAAGAGTCTAAGGTTTTGAACTACGAGGATTTTTTAACTGAAAGCAGACTTAGTGTAGGACGAATGAATGAGAACTATGAGAATTCATTATATTCAGACATTATGGATCTTATTCATAATTCTAATTCAAGTCATGAGGAAACTATCGATGTTTTAAATTCCATCGTTGATGAAATGTCGTCTTCAAGAAGAATGAGAAAAGATGTGGAAGATAGATTTCGTAACCGACTTTAAATTTATATTCAAAAACACGTATAAAAAATGAAAAACCTATTAAAGTACAACCAGTTTTTAATCTTAGAAGAAAAACGTAAGACTAAAAACTCACCAGACTGGCATGATTCGGATGTACCTGATGCTAAAGGAAAGTTTAAAAAACTTGGAGTAAGGGCTCTTGCTGCATGGTTGATCAGAACTAGAGGCGGAGACATGCGTAAGATCACAGGAAGCCTAAACCAACAGATAGTCTTTAACCGAAATGACAATCCTAGTTATGCTAAGAAGATGGAAAGCGTTCGTGAAGAAGTAAAGCGACAGCTAGCTAAAAGAAAAAAATAAAAAGAGATGATCCTTACATTTGATCAATACTGCATTCTTGAGAGCAAAAAGCAAAAGTCTCATCCTAGAAACTATAAGGCTCCTGAAGGTAGCTCTCGTGATAAGAAGCTAGACAGGGCACAGGAACTACTTAAGTCTGGGAATAAAGAAGAGGCATACCGACTTAGGGATGAAATGGAAAAAGCTGAGAGAGAAAAAAAGGGCTTTAAGAACACTCCACGTAAGGATTCTAAAGTCAATGAGGCTAAGGGCTCAAGAAACCTAAGCAAAGAGACTTTAGCTAAGATCAGAAAGGTTGCTACTAAGAAAGGATATTCATTTGCCGACCTAAAACGCGAATACGTTAAGGGTTTAGGTGCATACTATT